TGGAGCAAACTGCGAACTCAATGTCACGCTTGATCTCACGCATGGCTTTTGCCTTGGCTTGTGCAAGGTTAGCAGGGCCAACCGAGGAAACTGCTTCTTGCAGGTTACTCACAAGGTAATCACGGCGGAACGACTGAATGTAGTTGCCGAGACGTGCGCGGGAAGCGAACTTATCGGTGAAGGAGGTAACATCGCTACCTTCGTTGATACCGTCAGCATTGGGCGAGGCAAGCTCGTCAACAGTCCACTCGTGGAAGGTGGAAGTTGCAGAACCTTTACCGCACAGAGAGGTGACGGGGGCTTCTTCGGGGGCAAGAATGGTAAGGACATCACTAAGATCCTCACGGTTGCCTACCGCCGAACCAGTTGAAGTAGTGCCAGTAGGGGCACTAGGGCTATAGGTATTACTAATGGGCATTGTTTTAGTAGGTTAGGATTGAGTAGCTTTCGCTATTTGGTAAGCAACTAGATCGTCTGGGCTTCCAGTCTCCTGAAAGCGTGCGTAGGCAGCTTCTACTTTGGACTTGTCACCCTTGCCTTGCCTTGCCGCGCCAGCTCCAACAGGGGAAGCGGGTGGATTCACCTTCAACTTCTTCCCTGCGCCTTTGGGAACGCTAGGTTTTGGTTTACCAAGTTTAGAATTAACCGCGTGGGCTAATATGTATTCGATGTCTACTCCCAACTCTGGGGCGTGCTTTGCAACTAGCTCGTTGAGCTTGCTGATGTTCGGGCTTTCAACCAATGACTTGTAGGCTTTGCCAAGCTCGGATTCTTCGTCCTGAATCTCAGGAACTTCTTTCCTAGCTTGAGCTTGCCAGTATGTCTTGGCCTCTGCGACTTGCTCTTGCTTCTTTAGGTGCTGCGCCTGGGCAGGGAGAAACTCGTTAATCCCCTTCCGTGCGTTTTTGTTGGCTAATCGAAGCTGCTTCTTGGTGAACTCCTGACCTCCAACCTCGATGATGTCATCTGGGCCGTAGTCTGAATGTTCCTCAATCAGCTCGTCTGTCCACTCCAGTGTCCTCTCCAGCTCCTCATACTTGGTCTTGATGTCGTCAAACGACTCCAAATCCTTGAACGGGTTCTGGTCTTGTGGGATTTCCTTCTGTGGTTTGCTGGCCTTGATCTCCTCCAACGCTTCTTCAGCGGCTTTGGTTCTCGCGGTCAACTCTCCGATTCGACTTAACAGGCGACTCTTGCCTTTCTTGGCAAGCTCCTGAATCTCCTCGGCAGACAAACTAAGCAGGTCTATCTCGGATTCCTCCTCGGCTTCTTCCTCCTCAGATGCTTCAACTTCGGCCTCTTCCTCGGCTTCGGTTCCCTCCACTTCACCTTCCGGCTCCTCGGTGGATTCCTCTGCTTCGGGTTCTTCCTCGACTTCAGCCTCCTCTGCGGGTGCTTCGGCTTGGGGTTCCTCCTGTTCGCCCTTCATCAGACGTTCCATAAGTCCGTCTTGAGTCAGGTTTTCTGCGCTGGCTTTATCCCCTTCAGCGATAGGGTTGTCTGTTGCTTGCATATCTTAGGACGCTCGTTTAACGCTCGGCGGTAGCGATGTGAGTAACCTAAGCAGATTAGTAATGATTTGTCAAGTGGGCACAAAAAACCCTCTGACAGCGGAACACGACTAACGCTATCAGAGGGTATGTGTCGAACCAATGAACAAACGACAACGAAATCTATTCTGAAGGAGAAAGTAAGTCAAGCAATTCGTTTGTGGCAGAGATGCGACCAGACAACTTCATCACCACATCGGGGTCTTTGGCATCGCTCAAACCAGCAATGTATCGCTCGCGTTCTTGGTCAATAACCCACAGAAGATACTTGTATTCGTCCCTGTGTTGAAGGCGTTCTACGGCTGTGGAAAGGTCTAGTTGGTTATCCATACGGCAAACCTACATATCCATAATGGATGCGCAAGCACTATTCTTGCATCGGTGCTGTGGGTGCGCCACCCATCTGTGCGGGTGCTGCTCCCATTCTGCCAATCTGGGCGTTCTGGGCTTGCTGCATCTGGAATTGATACTGGCTCGCATACTTCTCCAGACGGGCAGCAAACGACTCGTCATCCTGCAAACGCTGCATCACGTCAGGCTGCTGGGTATATTGCTGGATCATCTGCATAGCAAGCTGCGCCCCATTCGGACGAGCGTTCATCTCAATACCAGAGTAGATGGAAACTAGGTCGTCCTTAACATCCTTCATCATGCGCTCCTGAGCTTCCTGTGTCGGCTCAAGGATGTGGTCAGCAAGGAACGGATCAATGCCACCCAGAAGAACTTCAAGCAGTCTGTCAGTATTCATGCGGCCATTGCGGTCTAGCTGCAAGTAGCTCGCGGCTAGCTCGGCCTTGGCCTTCACTGTCTCAGGGTCGTTTTCCCGCGTGTCGAAGGAAACCATCAGGCTGAAGCTCTCATCAGCATCGCCCTTGGTCATCACCTGCGGGTTCGGGTTTCCAGTCACTTGGAAAAACACCTCGTCTGGCCCCATGCGCTGAAACAGCTTCCACGCCAACTCAAGCACCTCCTTAACGTGGTCAAGATACTTGTTCACAATGAACTGCTGGCGCACACCAGATGCAGGGTCGTCCTTAGCCAAGCCAACGGCGCGGTCAGCTTGCATATCCATCTGAGCCTCGATGCGCTCGGAACCAGGATCATACGGGGGCACGGGTGCATACGTCAGCTCACCCAATCGGCGGTATGGAATCTTGCGACCCGGCCCCCAATCGCTCGGAGGTCTGCCAGCGGGGTGCATCATGGGCGGCAAGGTGGCTAGCGATGCCCTGTCAATGCGACTGTCACGCTCGGTCTTGATCTGAAGCTGTGGCCCACGCAGGATGTCGCTAAACGTCTGTGTCTCGTAAATGCGCTTCTGGTTGTTGCTCAGGCGCGTCACTACAAATGGGTAGCTGTCGTAGCCGTTGAGCAGCTCGCTCTTGGCGTAGCCCTCGGTGTCAGGGTGGAAAGCGGTGCAATAGATACCCTCGCTGCCGTCCTCATCGTCAATCAAACGCTGGTAGGCGTAGACGATCATCACCAAGTCGTTCTCGTCCTCCATGCCCGTGCGGTCGCTGCGGAATTGCTCGCCATCGCCACCATCGTAGTAGATTGAATCCTGACCTCTTAGCTTGGCGATAGCATTATCCACCCAATCCTTGTCCCAGCCCTCGTTGGCAACCTTTTTCTCCAACTCCTGTGCTGTGTAGAACGTGCGCCAGAAAATGTATGGTGCGCGTTGCGGGTCGTAGCAATATGACGGCATGACCACCTCGCCGTCAGGGGCGCATGAGTGAACAACTGGGCAATCCACTGTTTCACGCGGGATGCTAACCTCTGCCACGCCAGTTTGAGCCAGGTCTTTGACGGCACGCTTCACCCGCTTGGGCAGCATCTCTGGGTAGGCAGCGGCAATCATCTCAACGGCAGTCTCCTCGTCACCACCCACAATAGCATCGGCCAACTCCGGCATCGCCTCGCTGATCTGCTGCAACGTAACTGTCTGCTTGTAGGTGCGGCTTTCTTTCTTCCAACCCACATAGGAAATCATAATGCCCTTCTCCAGTAGGTAGTTTGCGCCCAGCTCCATTTGTTTACGGAAGTCTGGAATGTAGGACTTACGCATCCATTTAAGGAACGAGGAAACCACGGCACTACGCGCCATGCTCGCCTGACTGGTTGGAAACGCCTTGATGTGGCTGCGGTCAAGGGCTTGGTCTAGCAAAGACACGTAGGTGTCAATACGCTCCCCAATGACGTTCACCTCCATATCGGAAGCACCCTCCCAAGGGAAGGCATTAGCTCCGTGCTTACGCAAGTCCTCGCTCTTACCGGGCCAACGATTGCGGCGTTCATTATACGAGCGCAGGCAATCCTGCATATACTCGTCCATGTCACGAAGTGAATCCTCGTAGGCATTTTTTAACGCGCCCACATTGGGTTCACGCTGGGCGTAAATCATAGCCTCGTCTTGGGCTTCTTCAGGTGTCATGGCTCCCATTTATAGTGTTCTTCGTTGGAAACGTCAATCTGCGTTACCTTGATTTGCTTGTTTAGTAGCTTGTTGCTAAACCTCTTAGGGACATTGATCTTAACCTGTTTGCCGTTTTTGTCCACCCCCTTGAGCCACATGGCATTAGGGAAGCTGCCAATGATTAGCACCTCCTTGGTTTGTGGCTTCTTCTTGGCCACCTTCTTTTTGGTGGCTTGCTTAACTGCTTGTTCTCGTTTGTGGTATCCCATAGTCTTAATATCCTCCTGCTCCTTGGCGGGTTACGCCTAGCCTGTTGGTGTCTACGTGGTCAATGTCTGTGACGCAAGCGTAACGAAGCACGTCAATTCCATCCTTCCACGCCTCCTTCAAGCCGCCCTCGCCCGTGTATTCTGAC